GAAATCAAGATAAAGACAAATGGAAAGAAGCATTAAGAAATATAACTTACCACGCAGTTCAATTTATGAAAGTTATTCAGGATAGAAAACAATTCATTAACAATCATCCAAAGAAGATAGAATTAGCTAGAAAAATCATCGAAGCTAGACAAGATAAGAAAATTATCACATTTAGTAATAGTATTGAAATGGCTGAATCTATTGGATATGGAGTTGTTTATAGCGGAAAGGATAGTAAGAAAAAAGAAAGAACAACTTTAGATTCATTAGCATCTGGAGAAGTTCAGATTATTAATACTAGCCAAAAAGCAAATGAAGGATTGGATATACCTGGATTATCAGTAGCTATCATATTAGGATTGGATTCATCAAAAATAAAATCTACACAAAGACGAGGAAGGGTAATTAGGAAAGAAGAAGGTAAAGTAGCTGAAATATTTAATATTGTAATAAACTCCACCGTAGAGCTGGAATGGTTTCGTAATTCACATGACAAAAACTCTTATATAACAATCAGTGAAAGTGGATTAGAACAAGTGCTAAGAGGAGAAGATCCTGATCCTTATAAACGTCCGTTACAGAAGCTTTCATTTAGATTCTAATAATTGTTAAAAAGTGTTAATACTTGGAATTAACGAAACAAAACATTATATTAGTATTCTATGTGAATGTTAAAGTCCGAGAGGATATTAAACTTTTGCAGTTAGTGATTAACTTTTAATTATTAACTGCTTGAAAACATTTAATTTTACCATTGAAAATGAATTAGTACTTTTAGAAAAGTACGGGATAACCGCGGAAGAGTTATTTGTAATCAAATTACTATTTCTAGCTGTAGAAGAAAACCAAACATCTTATTTGGTTAGATATTTAGCAATAAACCGAGAAGGTTTTAGAGACATTTTAGTATCTTTGCAAAGCAAAGGTGTTATTCTAAAGAGTTATAAGATTCCTAATAAAGGAGAAAAATTTGATCCGACTGAGATCGAATATAATAAGAACTTTATAAATAATCTTTATAAGTGTTCTTTTGAAATGGGTAATGAACTCTTTGAGAATTATCCACAATTTACAGTTATTAATGGGCAAACAGTTCCATTAAGAAGTGTAAGTAAGAAATTTAACTCTTTAGAAGAAGCATTTTTAGCTTATGGTAAAGCTATTAAATTCAACAAGGAAGCCCACGACGAAGTTATAAGACTTGTAAAATGGGCTAAAGAGAATAATATTCTTAATTGTTCTCTAGCAAACTTTATAGTTGATCAGAAATGGCGAGATTTACAATGTATTGAAGATGGATCTCAAGGTGGTATTAATTATGATGCCGTCAAATTATTATGAGTTCATCATCTTTACTTAGTAGAATTGACAGAGGAAGACTTGGAAAGAACCAAGGACTTTCTATGGGACTACCAAAACTCGAAGGAGTTATTGACGGAGTTACAAAGGAAACATATACTTTAGTTTTCTCAGGTACCGGTACTGGTAAGACTACTTTAGCATTATATGCTTACATTTATAGACCTTTAATGGAAAATATTGATAATGATAATTTCACTATTATATATTATTCATTAGAAATGTCTGAAGATGCATTGTTATGTAAGCTATTAAGTCTTTATATATTCGAAACTTATGGAATAGAATTATCAACTAAAGAAATCTTTTCTAAAAAGAAAGGATTTATATTAAATGATGAAAACTATAAAATAATTAAAGAATGTATGCCTTGGATTGATAAAGTATGTAAGCATTTAATTATATATGATAAAGGATTAAATGCAGAAATTCTTTATGCTTCTTTAATGGCTGAAATGGAGAAAAGAGGAACATTCTCAGAAACTGAGAAAAAGAAAATCTATACTCCAAATAATGAAGATGAAATAACATTAGTTGTTATTGACCACGCTGGACTTATGAGACCTTCTCACGGAAGAACATTAAAAGAAGAAATTGATTTAGCTTCTTCTTATCTTGTTACTTTTAGAGAGAAATGTAAGATTAGTCCATTAGTCATTATGCAAGCTAATAGACAAGCATCTGCTATGGATAGAAGAAAAGAAGGAATGTCTAATCTTACTTTAAATGATGTCAAGGATACTGGTAATCCATGTCAAGATAGTAATATTGTAATATCAATATTTAATCCTCATAGGGAGAAATTACCAACTTATAGAGGATATGATATTAAACAATTAGAAGCTAATTTTAGGTCAATTACTGTTCTTAAGGACAGAGATGGTGAAGCTGACGTTGAAATCGGATGTGCTTTTTATGGAAAGATAGGAATGTTTGTTGAACTTCCAAAGCCAGATGAAATATATGATTATGCTAAATATACAGACTCTAGCTGGTTATTGAAGAAAGAAAATGAAAAAGAAAAGAAAGATAATACTAGTAAAACATTTAATTTGACTTTTTAATTCAATATGTCTAATTGCATTGTATTATGTGGATTTTCAAATAGTGGAAAGTCTACATCAATGAAATATTTAGAGCCTTCTGAAACCTTTGTTGTAAGTTGTACTAATAAGCAATTACAAATTCCAGGATTTCGTAAAAAATATCAAAAAGTTTCGATAGTTGATGGAAAATTAGTAGGTAACTGGTATGTTTCTAATGATTATGCAAAGATAGGCAATATTTTAAATATTGTTTCTAAACAACGTCCAGATATAAAAGTAGTAGTAATTGATGATATTAATTATCTTTTATCTGCTCAAACTTTTGCTGACGCTGAAAAGAAGGGATATGAAAAGTTTACTACTCTTGCAAAAAATTATTATGATTTAATCAGTTTATGTCAGAATCTTAGAGAAGATTTAACAGTTGTAATAATATCTCATATTGAGAATGCTGGAACTGAAATAGATCCTGATTTAAGATTATGGACTACTGGTAAAATGTTAACTAATGCTGTTAATTTAGATGGATTATTCTCATATATTATCTATGCTGAACGTCTTCCGGCAGAAGATGGTTCTGATGATTGTATATACAAATTTAGAACTAGAACTAATGGTAATGATACTTGTAGAAGTGTTGCAGGCTGTTTTGAAGAGAAATATATTGAGCCGAATCTCAAAGAATTAATCGATAGAATAAACGAATTTGAAAATGGAACTGTGTAATGTTTACTTTGATGAAGGAAAGTATGTAATTGTTAATACTGTTACTGGAGAAAGTACAGAATTAAAATTATCTGCTCCTAAGTCTACTACAACTAAGAAAACGGTTAAGAAAGATGAAAATCCTAATCCAACTATTACCTTACTTGACAATAAATATGTATTAAATCAGGCAGCAGTTGACCTATTAGGTTTAGAGCCTGATGATAAAGTAGATATTAAATTTGAAAAGAGAGGTAAGGAAACAATTCCTGTGATAGGAAAAGATGAAGCCTTTGGTACTCATGGTGGAAATAGATTCACTAAGAGTAATAGTGTAAGCTGCAGAGGTAAGGCAAATGAAGAGTTATCTAAGTTTGGTACTGAATTCTCTGTAGTTGAACATGATACAAAGGATGGATTATTTATCTTAAAAGGTGACAAAGATATTATTGAAGACAATAAGATAGACGAAAACATAGAGATTAATGATAATGAAGATGATTTATTAACAGAAGCTTTAGTCGGTGATGATACTGAAGAAGTGACTGCTTTTGATTTTAAACTTTAAAAAATTAATTATTTATGTTTAATTTTGGTTCTATTGGTGATGTAAAACCTACTTCTGGTCTACGCAGATTAGCTCCCTGGGATATATATCCTGTTGAATTTAAAGGTTGTAAAGTAGAGCATATTCAAGGAAAGAAAGACCCTTCTATGACCTATGATATTCTCAAGGTTCGTTTCGAAGGAGAGGATGGATATTATGAGGAATCTATATTCTTCCCCAAAGAGCAAGATGGTCAGAGACCAACCTATACAAATAAAGAGGGACACGAATATGAAGGACCTTCTAGCTTTGAAAGAACAAAGACTTTCATTGCTCAATTAATCACAGTAATATGTGGTCAAGAGAAGTTCCAAAAGTTTGCCGCTCTTAGTCCTAAATTTAAGGATTTCGGACAACTCTGTGAAGCTTTAATAAAGATCACAGATCCTGAAAAAGGAAAGAAAACAAACTTAAAGCTCGTAGGAAGAACAAAGCAAGACGGAACAATCGAAGCCGCACTTCCTAAATTTGTAGCTGTAAATAAACAAGGAGAGTTATTTACTTCTGATAACTTTATAGGTGAGAATCTTTTCTTCACTCCTTATGAAGAAGGAAAGAAGAAAGAATTCAAAAAAGCAAAGCCTACACCATCATCTGATTTAACTGCTGATGCTGAAGCAACAACAGATAATTCTGATATGAACGAAGTTGATTTCAACTCTCTTCTCCAATAATAACGAATGGACTTTACTATCCAAACAAAGATTGATAAAGATTTTGTTTTGAGTAAAGTTTCTGAAGAGGATATATTTTGTCATTATTTGGGGATTACACAAGTTACAAAGAAATTATATGTATCTAAAGTTAGATCTGATAAGCATCCAACTTGTGGCTTTTATAGAGGAAAGTCAGGTACATTATATTTTCATGACTTCGCAACAGGTGATTGTTTTTCTTGTTTTTCTCTAGTAATGGCATTATATAACTGTAGTTATTATAAGGCACTAAGAATAGTCGCTTCTGATTTTGGACTTACTGAAGAATCAGTATCCAAAACAAAAATTACCATTAAAAATACACCAAAGTTTACAGAGACCGGACCAAGTTTAATTCAAGTACAAGTTCAAGACTTTACTGAACAAGAATTAAAATGGTGGGAAAGTTATGGAATTACTCCAGAGATTTTAAAGAAATTTAGAGTGTTCTCCTGTAAACATGTATTTTTAAATGGTAATATTTTTGCCGAAAGTAAGAATTCAAATATGATATTTGGATATTATGGAGGCAAAAAGGATAACATAGAGCTTTGGAGAATTTATTTTCCAAAACGCAAATCTTATAGATTTATAAATAATTGGAATGCAAGTAAAATTCAAGGATATGAACAACTTCCAAAAACTGGAAAACTTCTAGTTATTACTAAGTCAATGAAAGATGTTATGACTTTTTATTCTTTAGGAATACCTGCAATCGCTCCTTGTAGTGAAAATTTATTTATCTCTGATAATATGTTATTGGATTTACAATTAAGATTTGATAATATATTTGTTATGTATGATAATGATTTACCAGGAATTCATAATCTAAGGTTAATAAAAAGCAATCATCCTGATTTAAATTATGTTTGGCTTCCAAGAAAATATAAAGCTAAAGATTTGAGTGATTATTATAAAGCCAATGGTAGAGAGAAGACAATCAAACTGATTATAAACTTTTTAGAACAATGGCGAAGTAGAATTTAGAAACTTTCGTAGAAAAAGTAAAAGCAAAACATGGAGAAAAGTACGATTTCTCTAATAGTATTTATCAAGGTTTAGATAAAGAGATAACTTATATATGTCCAGAACACGGAGAAGTTACTCAAATAGCAAAGAAAGTATTGACTCATACTGGTTGTCCAATATGTGATCAAGAAAAAGCTAAAAAGAAAAGACAAGGAGGATCTTATTGTAAGAGAAAAGGATCTGCTTATGAAGGAAAGTTAATTAAAGAACTAACTTCATTAGGATTTAAAGGTCTTAAATCTTCAAGAAGTGAATCTAAAAACTTGGATGATTCTAAAATTGACAGTGCTGAAACTGAAGATCGTATGCCAATGTATGTGCAAGCTAAATGTACACGTAATACTCCGAATTATTTTAAAATAGCAGAAGAATGTAAATATAAAGATAGACCTCTTTGCGTCTTTTGGAATAG